AGTAACATCTACAGTATCTAAGGCAAGACTTGGCCCCGATAAGGTCGTAACCTGCGCTACCTTTACATCGCTGCCGTATGTGCCCTTTGTTAATTTAGTTCCGAATGCACTTAATTTAGCCATTTTTTACTCCTAAGGTGTGTAAACCGAATAAAGGGTAGGCTCGCCCGTTATCTTGAGCGTAAGGGCTGCCGTTAATGCGCCGTCTACAGGTGCGGACGGCGTGAACCCAGTTACAAACGCATTGAACACAAACTGATTATGAGTTGGATTAGGAAATCGCAACTCAAAACTTGCGAAATCTTTATCCACCATTTGCGCTAATACCGCTATATGATCAGCTAACGCTGGATCATAGACGATGTTGAAAGTTACTGTTCCAGAACGAAGGATCGTTGGAACGTGCTCCTCCCACGCTTCCGCTTGATCGTGCGTGGTAACATCAACAGTGTCTGCTGACAGATTAGGACCCGACAACCCCGTTACTTGGGCAATAGGATCTCCATCCATCAAAAGCATTGAACCATATGCACTTAATTTAGCCATATCTCACTCCTCTGTGTGCGTAACAATGTAATCCACTGTTAGGCGATAATAATCCATATCTGGTTCATCAACGTGCTGCTCTAAAGAGGGCAACACTGATTGAACATCCACTCCACTCATTGTACCACGATAGCCCTGCAGCGCTTCCCTTAGAGCATCCGTTATCGCAAGCGCATTCGCATAAGTCTTGCTATAAATATCGAACTGAATTCTAACTGACGTAAGGGTGGTTTCTCCGAGATCATGGGTGAGCACTTTTGCAGTGCTGACACGCTGGTAAGTGATAAAGGGAAATTGAACCTGCGTCTGGGCGTGAAAAGCATACAGCCTTTTATCGATCAGTGATTTCAAACCACTATCAGCAATCAAATATGCAACCAACGCCTTTTCTATTCTCATTTCAACTCGCCCGATACTACTTTTCCAATTGCGTTCACTATGTCATCTTTATGCTCATCAAAAGCAGGACGCAAATAAGGGCGTGCTGGAATAACAGATCGCATTGCAAACACATCATTGCCGTCTTTGTCTACCCAGTGAAGCACCTTAGCCCGTTTTGGTAATATAGTTGCCCCGAACTCGTGCACAGCATTGTATATCACACCCCTCGACCCTACCATAACAGAATTTGGTGTTATATCATAAACCCCAATGGAACCAATCAAGTTACCAGTATCATGCAATCCCTGATTTTCAGCATTAATCTTTGCCTGCGCAACTGCCACTTCACCACCAGCCACCAAAGCCTTAGCTCCACTCTGACCAGCAACTTTGAGCTTTTCAAGCATGGCGTTTACTTCTCTCATGTCCCATTCCACTTTTACTGTTGCCATTAATGCCTCACCATCCGAGCACCAAATCGCTTTGCACTTACGCCTACCCGAATAGGAGTAGTAATCTCATACTCTAAACTTACTGTTTCACCTCTAAATGATGTAATAAGAAAGTGGTCTTTCTCATCTATCTCGAAATCAACAGGAACTCGAATCGTTACCTCATAGGTCGTAGTAGTATATTCAGCTTTGTTCTCACGACCTTCATGGGTTTCTATACCACAATAGGTAAAATTGTCTTCTTTCGTCCATGTTTCAAGGTCATCTCCCACGCTATCAATGCTAACAGACCAAACCATGCGATAGCCTTTATCTGCCATGTGCCATTCATGCGCATATTGCATTTTCAACTTCTCCGATTCAGTCCATATCTGAGGCGTCATTTCAAATCATTCTCATAATCATCAATATCGTCTTTGTAAAATATGTCCTCCCATCCATTTGGACCTAAATGTTCCAATGGACGCTGTTTTACTTGCAAAGATTGAGCCTTAGACCGACTCTTGTAGTATCCAGCTTGTTTCAGATACATTTGCAATTTTTGCGAACGATGGAATGATCCACCATCTGCACTAAAATCAAATTCATCAGCAACCGAGGACGCTTTTTCCATCCATATTTCAGATGCAACCTTATAAATATCATAAGTGGGGATCCAAGCATCATCATCAGGCAAATGTCCATCTTCATCGATAAGAGCAGACTTTTCAATCCGGGAAGTCAATTCAAGATCAGTGTAGGTAGCAACTGTAGGCTCAGCAATACATCGACGTAATTGACAAATATCATCAGGCGTAACTGTCATATCTCGCTCCTGTTATCCGGACGGAATTTACTCCGTCCGGATAATTACAAGCCTGATAATCTTAGATAACAGGATAAGGCTGAAGCACACTAAATGGATAGCGTGTAGCCTCTGTCGCATTCATCCGATTAATCGGGTTGGGCACTTGCCAACCCCAACGCATATAACAGCGAAGGGCAACCATGTCTTGCTGGGCAAGGTTATAGATAATTGCACCAGTATCAGGATCTTGAATCACAGCTTGGTCAAGTACCTTATAGGTCAAGTCCGTACGGAACGCATAGACAAGCTTAGTCCAATCACCACAAATCAACAAAGCTTCATCTTCGTCTAATGAACCATTGAGCGGAAAGTACGTATTCAATCCATCAATGGTATAAGGTGCTGAACCAGGGCTCATACCGGTCATGGCTGGACGGAACAAAGGCTGACCAGTTGTAACATCACGTAAACCGCGTAAACGACCGCGCATTGAGATACCCGCGACAAAACCATTAGGCATATAACCATCTACTTCTACATGACTAATGAGTCCGGGAGTAGCAGTTGCATTATCATATCCCATGATGTCATCAAACAGATCACCAATATCTCCAACTTTCACGACATTACCCGCAGTAATTGCAGCAGCAACTATATCATTCGGCCAACTAGCAGGCGCATTCGTTCCATGCAATACCGCGGCATCAATTAGTGCGCCAAAGGCTTCACCAATATATGGCCTAATTTCGCCCCAAATATCATAATCAGCATCTTCCAATGTACTGATAGAGATAGGTACGATAGTCGCAAGTTCTTCCGCATAAATGTACTTATTTGACCACTCTACAGTTGTAGTTTGCTTGAAACCTAAAGCATTACTGCCGGAAGGACTATCGGACACATCACCCGGAGTTCCATCTACAAAATATGCCAAAGGCAAAGCTGACAAAATAGGTAATCTGCGCTGTCCTCTGCTCATATTGGCAAGACGCCGTCCAAGTCGCATTACCACTGAATTTTCTATAGTTGCTTTAAAGATTTCCTGAGAAGCGTCCTCTGGAATAAGGGCCTCTGCATCTGACCGTGTAATCATTATTTACCTCCAAGTAATTAAATACCTGCAGCTCGTCTAATAGCCGCATTGATGTCGCTACTATCAGATTTTTCGGTATTCCCGGCATTAGTCTGTTTCGTAGCTCTAAATAGTTCTGGAGCAAGTTTCTGTAATTCTTTCCACTTTGGCGAATTATCTTCGTCAAATAAACCTTCAGAAACTGCTAAGGCGTAAGCCGCCTTGATATTAGAGCAATTGACACCCGGTCTAATTGCTTGTTCAGCAAATGTAGCACGGCGATTGTACTCAGTAGAACGCTGTTCTGCTTCTTCCAATAGCTTGGCTGTCTCAGCCAATTTACGTTCTAATTCACTTCCTTTTTCTACTGCGGGGCTGAGAGCTTTTACCTGTTCTGCCAATTTCCTGCGATTTTCCTTTTCGCTCTCAAGAGCATTTTTCAATCCCGATATATGGTTCGAGTAAAGTTCTTTTTTCTGCTCATCAAGCGTGTTGACGAATTCTTCAAACGACCCATAAGATTGTTCTTTTTGCTCCGATTTTTCATTATTATCTTCTGGCATTGTTCTCTGCTCCTTCTGATTATTCTAACATATTATATTGCCAATTACAACTAAACAACCTGTTCTTAACTAACTCTAATGTAATTTATTATACTCCAAATTTCAACATGTAACTCTTCCAGTCCGGAGACAATTCTTTGAGCGGAACTATACCCGGATTGCCACCCCAAATAGGGTTCTGCTTTACAGTTACCATATCCTCTAATTTAAAATCACCTCGCTTCCATGCATCATAATAATTATTTCCCATTCTGGCGCGCTGTTCTGCTTCAGGAAGTTTTTCAAAGTAATCCTTGCCTGTTTGCCACATAGGCTCTTCTGTTCCATCTACCCACGGTACCATGGTACATCCCCCATTCGGATGATCTTCTAATGCGGTCTGAGAACTATAAACTGTCCCGTCAAGTAATAAACAAGCCATACAAGAATGCCTTTTACTTGCAAGACGCTTCCACTTACTCACAACCCCGTATTCCTGAAATGTTCGTAAAGTCGCTGTCCGATGCGCCCAATTTATCTCTGTTCTTGCAATAACTAATGAGCGCTTATAAGGTAATGATGCTGCATCCGTTATCAATTTGGCAACTTCTCGCATTGGCATGCCCATTGAAAAACCTTGCATCAAAGCATTGCCAATAATATTTGTACCTCTGCCCGGAATAATAGACTGAAATAACCGATCTAATGGCGCACCCTCTTGCAGTAACGATTGTATCGCTTCAATCTGCTCCTTAGGTAATCTCCGAAAATAACCATAATCCATTCTGCCAGAAGCATTTAATAATCCTGTTGCATCATCAATTCCAATATTAACAGTCTCGAGTAAAGATTTTTGCGTATATTGCTCTGCCCAACCACTATAGTTGCGCCAAGCGTTTTCAGCTTGTTCTTGCAATTGCTTGTAATAACTAAGCTCGTTTAACCAAGCTTGCGTTATTGGCTTGCCTTGAGATTGAAGTAATCTTATTTCATCAATGACACTATCTACTTTGTTGGATAATCCAACATTGATCTGCCACCACTTGTTTGCCATCTGCTCTGTAACAGTCAGATTGAAAGCTTCTAATTCTCGTTGGTGCTTGAGAGCAAGTTCTACTATTTCTACAGGCATTATTCAGCCTCACCACGTTCTGTCTGAGTTTGGGTGTTCATCTCTGGCAAATAAGGATTATTGCTCTGCTGAAGACGAATCACGGCTGTTTCTAATGCCGCCTCTGCTAAATCAGCATTACGCTTCTTATCCTCTTTCATGTCTGCAATCATTTGATTAATATCATCCTGTCCCCAACCAAACCTCTTGAGAACAGTAACTAACGGAATTCCCATTGCAACCATCGTTTGCATTGCCGATGTTTGCATTACAATCTGTTCGGTTTCCGGTCTTTCCCAAGTACAAACCGTTTTCTCTGATTCATCTATGTACTTCGCCAATTCGAGCCAAGGTTGCTCTAATCCATCAATAATATGATTGATTTTCTTTATCAACGGTGTTTCCATAACAACTAATGCTTCACCACTCACATTTGCCCCAGTATTTGAGAAATAATGCTTCGGAATGCGTGAAATAATCGAAATATTATTAGTCAATTTATCTATTGTATCAAGATACATAGCTAAGTCTGCAGTTTGAAAAACACCTACCGAAGTTACTTCCTCATCAGAAGTCCCTTTAGGTATCTGCATGATAGATTGCGGGCTGGCTGTAAGCGATGATATATCTGCATTCGTTATCATCCACCTTTGCGGAAATGCACCAAACTCTGCAATAACCATCATATCGCTAAATATCTTATTTATTGCATCTTGCAATGGGATAACATTGGTCAATTCTGGCTGTGCCTTGAAATGAATAATCGGTATTGATCCAAATGGCTCTGGTATTTCATCAATCAAATTAAATGACTTGTAATATGTTGGCTTTCCTTGACATGCATACTTTTCAATCCGATCCGGATAATAAAGATTCAATTGCGTGGAATTGTTCTCTGCCGAATAAAATACCTTTATCGCGAGCCTCTTTACATTCGGGTCTTCATCAGAATATTCAATTGCAATTTGCGAAGGCGAATTGTAAAATACTCTCTTTTCCCCATCAATTAAATCGAGCATCAAATAGCCATTCCCAGTAATCAAACTGTCTCGATGTACATGTCTCGATAATTGAGATAATTTTTGACCATCCCAAAATGAATCAAGCTTATCATTTATAGACCTGTTAGGGTTATCATATCCATGCAATGTAATCCGATCTAAGGTCGTGTCTATTACAACAGCGCACCAATTCTGTACAAAATTAACTGTGGACCTATTAAACACTTCACGCAATCGTTCATGCGAATAAATAAGTGGATGATCGCCATAATAATAAGCTGTATATGCTTCCACCCGCCTCTCTTGTTCTTTCAACCTATTAAACATTGTTTTTAAATCGTCATTTTCCATTAATACCTCTCCTGTCTCGCAACTAACTTTGTACTTGCTTCTTTCACTAATTCCGTAAAAGCACCCGCAGCTGCATCGGCAATATCATCATGTGGTGATTCAGGTACTCCATGAAGTTCATTCAAAAAAGTGTCATTCCAATAAGCCTTGACTAATTTTACCAGTCCTTGCTCTGCCGCTGCTGCTAATGGCTTCCATGCAAGCATCTTACTCTTGTTCTTATTAACACCTCTTGCATCAATGCCAGCTAATCGAGTGGCTCTCGCAATACTATCACGCCTTGCTGCACTTCCGGGCTCTATTTCCCATCGCGCAAAATACCTTCCATCTATAACAGTTCTAACTTGGTCACCTAAAATAATACCATCTATTGTCCGATCTGTTTCAGCAGCTGACAGCCTATCATGAAACATTTGCGTTACATAATAATATTGACCATCATATACCATCTCAATTCCGCAAGTGTAATCTGGATCACCACCAGCATCTGCCGAAGTTGAGGCAGTATCAAAGTAACGACAACGTAATCCAAATGGGGGCGGATCATCCACAATCTGAAACCAATCCATGTTGAACACCTTACCAGCCGATGGCTTTATCTTCCAATTACCACCTCTTACTGGATCACCCAAAAGCCGCATTCTGTCTACGTAGTTCAATGCCTTCAATGACGCTAAATAACTCGGATCTGTTTCCAATAGAATCGGATTATCATAAATAGTGAATGGGATATAAGTAACACTCTTTGGTTCATGGTCTTTACCAAACCTATCAATCAACTCCTCTTTCGTATCAGCCCAGTATATTGTTTCTTGTACTCGTGTAAAAGCTCGCGTCTTCCCTACTCGGCTCATATCAGCAAAGCCATCATCCGCAATCCACCAGCTAATCAGCTCAGCTAACCAACCCGGCTCTGGATTTGCAGTAGCTCTAACATAAGACCTAATTCCACATGTCGTTCTATTCCTCGATAACATGTAGAAAAACTGCTTTTCAGTAAATGTTTCCAACTGGTCAAACATAAGCAACGCAAGCTGAGAACCACGCCAATTTTCGAGTGCCTTGTCATTTAATAAGTATCCATAGGCATACTTTACCTTACCATTTACAAAATCCCCACGATTTTCTCTTGCCGTAAGTCCAACAAGTGGGTAAATCTTCATGGCTTCATCCCATAAACCACCCGGACGTTTTATTTCTGGATATGTCCGCCTGAATATAGCAGAATTGAATCCATCTCTATTAAGGTGACGCAACGGCTCTATCGTCAAGGCAAATGATTTACCACCTCCTGCTGCACCACCACCAATAACTATATCAGCGGAAGCAGACAAAAACAATTCTTGCTTAGGCTGTAAACGAATCTCCAATGTCATCTTCCCTGTTATTTTCAGGTATGTAAATAGTAACGCCACCTTCTGCGTCAACCTTTACTGTTGTATCAGCCCTTCGTCCATAGCTTTCTGGAAATCTACGCTCCAACATCCATGCTGACGCCTGCCAAGTAGTCTTGGATGCTTTATTGATATTTGCGATATGGTATGCCTTAAACTTGGCATCAGCATGTTTTATAGCCTCTACTAATTCCACGCATAAGGCATTTGACTTGGTCATCTTTATCTTACCATCGAGCACAGCCTTACCAGTAGCCAACCATTTGTAATAGCCAGACTCACTAACATCCACAAGCTTACACGCGTCCATAGCAAAATTACCATTCTCGATATACGTAGCGAGTTGCTCAATTATCTGTTTTGTTAATCTCGTTGGTCTTTTCACTATTCAATTCCTTCAAAGTTGCAAGTGATCCACCCAAACACTTAGGGTTTACATCTGAAAATAGAAACTTACAATCAGGCATAAATCGAGCAATTGACAAATATCCACAACACGGATCATAAACCTTCAACCTCTTACTATTCAAATATTGCAAAGCTTCCGTCCTACTTTGCACCTCAATTTCATCATCTCGCCACACAGCTAAATATCCATCGAATTGTTCCATCGGAAAATCAACCCGAATAGGTAATATCCTGTCTGGATGAATACCCTGAATTATATTCTTTGGCCCAATAACATATACAGGCACATTATAGGTATAAATGAGTCTTTCAAGCCCCTTTATGTAATCCTTGTAATTACCTTCTGGTTTGGCTCGGGCCGAGAACTCGCCATAGCCTTCCAGAAACGAAATCTCAGAGAAAATCACGTCCATATCTAAGTTAAGGGGTAAGGGGATGCTTTTATCCGAAAGGTCAAATAAAAAGCCGAAATTTCCAAGATATTCAACCTCTGTTAATGGCTCATAATCAGACTCTTTGAGCCAAAAACTATGATATGGATATTCACCCTCTTTCTTGTAATTCCTCATATTTTCACCTTAACAACAGCTCCACAATACGGACACACAAATTCATATTCATCCTTTGGATAGCTTCCGGGAACGTAAGCAGACAATTCATCATTGTTCTCTAATATATCAAGTCTCTCTAATTCAGTCTCACTCCACTTAGTGATCTCAAAAACCCGATTATCCGCAATCCTATCGAGCTTATTAACTTCATCTGAGTTATCAGATACGATAACCGGCACTTTCTCTAAGCCAAGTCGAATTGCAGCCGCATAACGAGCATGTCCTTTAACGATTACACCCTTCTTATCAACAACAATTGGCACATTAAACCCGATAATAGGGATGTACTCAACAAGCGCCTCTACTGTATCATCATTGATTCTCGGATTACGCCAATAAGGCTTCAAGTCAAGTGGCGACCGCATTTCAATCTGATTATAGGATTTTATGCTCAAAATAACCTCCACACTCCGGACATTGGAATGACATCATAGCGCCAACATTCTCAATATTATCAAATTGCATATTCTCTTCCGCCAGTTTTATCTGACTATCCCTAACATCTGACACTTTGGATCCAACAATCATGGGCATGTCTAATTCCTTCAACTCAATTCCAACTTCATCAAGCTCATAACTCAGTTTCACCATATCCCATTTGGACAACTCAGAGATCTTGTTATCTAATATTCTGTCATCATTATTAACGGCATCATCATTCTCGGAAATAATACATGGCAATTCTTCCATCCCAAGAAGCTTCGCTGCCTTGTACCTTGCATGTCCCTTTACAATCACGCCTTCTTTATCAATAACAAGCGGAACATTAAATCCAACCTTCTGAATCAACTGCGCTAAGATCTTAGCAGTCTTATCATTATCCCGACCATTATCTTTATACTCATGAATTTGACTAATCGGTATGTTCTTTATTTCCATCGTTCTTTCTCCTCTTTGCAATCGCTTCCTCTTTTACCGCAGGTACCCAAGACTTCGAATATTCCACATTTTCATACAATTTGGCGTACCCTGAAATGTACTTCACCCGAACAAGCTCACCAGCACTCATTCCTAACTCATTACATATCTTCTCATCGGACCAACCTTCTAATAACAAATTGTAAACAACATTAACCATGCCTTCAGTGGCATGCCGACCTCTCGCCCGATTGTGCCTGATTGTACTTGCCATCCTGTCACCAAGCGGCTTATCAATAACAACAATCGGAATGAGACCACCATTCCCATCCAAAATGTCTTTATGCCTCTTAGATACCGTGTACCTGTGGAAACCATCAACAATAATGTAGATGTCATTATCTTTATCATAATATGTAACAATAGGCTGTGTATAGCCATCCTGCTTAATTGATTTGTAAAGCAAATCAAGCTCAATCGGCGGTACTACATTGGGATTGTAATCATTCGCTTGAACCTTCTCTATCGGCACCCATATTACTTTGGACACGGGATTGTGCATATTGATTAATATCTCTTGCTGCTCTGGCATGTTTACCTAACACTCCTTCATAATCATTTAAGATAATTTCCGCTACATGAGACCGCGCTATCTGTTCATCATCTGTTTCATGATAACGCTTCTTGAATTTACTTTGATGCTCTTCATCTATAAGCTTTTCAAGTAGGTAATCTCTATACTCGATCCACGACTTGAACATAACCGGCAATTTGCTCGGAATAAATAACCCGGTTCCACCAGTATGATAATCACTAACCCCATCTATACGCTCAGATAAAGCAGAATAGGTCTCTGGCTCTATCTCATGCAATTTCTGTAAGGCATAATGCCCGGTCTCATGAATAAGACTCGATACTCGCATGTTGTTCCGATGAACTCCAGCACGAAACATATTGTCATAAACTTTGTTGTATACAATATTGTTCTCGTAAATGTACTTCCAAATATCAGTCGTCTTCCAATCATAAATTGGATACATGTTGAACCCATGCTTATTATTGGACGCCCATCGAATATCCTTATAAGCAGGTATAGCCCTTGCCATCAGCCTTGACCTAATCCGACTTTCATCAGCACGAATTCCAAGTAACGAAAAATGACGTTCATTATTGAAAATCCAATCATCAACCGCCTCAATTACCTTATGGAATCGAATTTCTTTGGTCGGATTTTCGTGAATTGTATCCGACTCTTTTTCCCTCAACCATGTTTCACCATCACGCCATACATGCAGATAATTATCCTTTCCAAGTGACGTGCTGTTCGTCAATATGAATGGTATCTGAAACCAGTACAATTGAACCTCTTCTGGTCTCGTAGTGAGGTATCTCATATAGTCAATTGTTCCCTGCCACTCGGATTCTTGATCCAGAAACTTCGCCTTCAATGGCAATCTACCTAACTTACGACAAACATCAATCGCCAATTCCAATAGTACAGTTGAATCTTTACCACCGGATACGGATATACATATATTTTCTTCTTCCGAATAAAGCTTATGCAGCCGCTCATAAGCAGCATCATAAACATTAATATTAGTATATATCTTCATCAGATATTACGCCTTCTTTCAAAACCCACCGATTCCCTTCCTCTAACGTGTAGTTATTCAACAACGCCCTATTAAGTACAATCGTTTTTCCAACTTCATCACCCATGGTCCAATAATAATGTTCGCCAAATATTAAATAACGCAATGGCTTTCCTCTACCAAATCTTGCAGTAAATCCATTCACACGAATAAAATGCACCATGAAATTGAACTCTTCCGATATGTACATCTTCCGTAATACATATTCATGTGGAGCTGTTTTTACATATGTCCGCGCTGTAATCCACTCTTTGCTCTCGACCAATTCCTTGAACAATTCCAAATCATCACTCATTCTCTGTTTTCTCTTTATACTTTTCTAACTCAGCAATGTAATCAATGAGCTTTCCTCTTGCATTCTCTCTTTCGGGATTCATACCAACATTCCTAAGTGATCCATGCTTATACGAAATCCTGTCAAGTTCGTCTACCAATTCCTTTGCTTCCTTACTAATCTTTGTCATTTCACTCCTCACTCAAATTGTTTCTTCAATCCAGCATACTCAATTAAATACTGATAGGCATCTTGCCATCTATATGCTACTTGACATAAATAACCACGTGCCTTCATCACATCACCAAACTCAACCTGTTCAGGCGTAAGTTTGTTACTGCCATACTTCATTTCAATGAATAAGCCATGATATTCACCCATCGGAAGCGGATAAAATATGTCCCATACTCCTGACTTCAATCCCTCTTGCCTCATCTTGGCTTTCTGTGCCGGTGACGAGTAAAATCCATTGGGAACTGCAAATACCCACCGCATTTCCGGGTGATAAGCTAACGCCTGAAATAAGGCAACCTGTTCATGATGCTCCGAGATAATTCACCTCTCTATGCTAATTCTTTATCTACTTCCAAAAGGGACTGAATAAGTTCACCTATTTCTTTCAAGCGTGGAAAATCACTCGTTTTAAGACGATTACAGAACGCCAAGAGTTTTAGGGTCAAATCCTGTTCTGTCTCCGGATATTTAGCCTGTTTTAATCGAGTGGCATTCCACCCTTCATCAATACACAAATCCAATAAAACCCTATCCTCTGGATCATTAGGATTTGTATTACGGTAAATCGTCCAATCAAGCGACTGGTAGATCTCCCTCAACTCAGGCGTCCACAATTCAGAAACCCTCGAGTAGTCATAAAGTGTGCTGGCAGATATATTAAGCTTACCTGCTAAATAACTTATAACTTGGGACTTTTTATTATCATACAAACCAATAACCTGATTAAGTAAATCACCAATCGCAAATTGCGTTGCCCTAACATCTTCAAACATCATTATAAACTTCTCAACAACCTCTTCTGAAATTACAATTTGAGTCTCCATTTTTCTCCTTTTAATATTATACCCGTAGGTTTATGCCATACGGGTATTATACGCTTTTTCGTTCTGGAACGCAATAACTAACTTCTATCCTTACTCAATTCAGCATAGGCCTCTCTTAGAATTATGGGATAAAGACGTTCAGTTATTTTTACCGCCAACTCAATACAACCTATATTGCCCAGGGTGCGAATATCAGCTTCCAATAATTGACCATAATAATTGTCGGCAATGTTGAGCTCATCATCATCCATTTTTGCGATCATATCTCGAAGCTGAAGCGTGATCCCAGTCTCTTTCTTTGCTCGAAACCTAACGTATTCTTCCAAATCCCTAACCAGCCTATAATCATTTTCCACTATTTACTCCTCTTATTTCCTTTGCCAATATTCCTTTTTTGAAGTCGATCATAATTCACCACTTCCAATTTCTGATTTATACCATTCCGCTAACCCTTGAGATATACCTTTCGATATCTTGGGCCACGCGTAAGCGAACAGCTGCTCTAATATTTCATCCTTGCATTCTTTCAGCACATCATCGTTTACCTCCTTCATAAGCGCCGGGATGTCTCTCATTTCGCCTTGAAGCTCTCCAGCATCCCGCAAATGTTGAACTGCTTTTCGCCAGCGCGCTTCCGTCCGATATGTATCTATCAACCTTTGGATTACATCTGCCGTAGATGGTTTAGCCGCCTTCCAGTTGGTAGCATTCTGCTCTCTAAAATCATCACGTACCAACTTTGCCATTGCCACTTTCTTTTCTGCAGTGAACACATTGTAATTTTTAATCACAACGCCCTCAACCTTCGTTCCGCCAAGAATGGATTCACGCGATAACCACTCGTCTTTTAGTTCCAGAATGTCAGCCTCAGTGAATACACCTTCGGCAATCAGCGGAACCACCTCTAACCCTATGAAATCGGATTCATACTTTACTCTTGAATAAGGCAGATAACTTTCTAATCCATCACAAATGTCAAACAGGATAATGTTATTGCATGGCACACGTGAGTAAGCTAACGTGTTGTGCTTTGGCTTTTGCAGATACTCTCCCCTATATGTCCATCCAGCTTGCAAATTTGAACGATTCTTAACTACCCAATCAACAGCTAACCTGAACATATCAGCAGGGTGCTCTATGTCGATTTCCTTATTCTTCGAGCGCATTCTCAATTCCCCAAAACTATCAATGCCAAAGGAAATTTGAGAACCATCAATTTTCTCTTGCACAAGCACGTACCCGTCCAGCACATTTGACACAAGCTTATGCCCTAACTGGTAAACATTGGGATAACTATGTAACATCTTTTTTATCCTTTTCTAAAATGGTATTTCTTCATCATCATCTTCAAGCTTGCCGAAGCGCCGCCGATAGTAATCACGTGCATAGAAAACAGCGCCGCAAACTTTGCACTCAATACTTGCAAGCTCTTCATCAGTCGGGTCATCACCTACCAAAATTATCCGATTCTCCCAAAATTCAGACGAGCCACATTTTGGGCAAACTTCAACGTCTTCTGCGAAAATCAATTCTGCGTCCATTTTTACTCTTTTCATTTATTCAATCTAATTGCCACAGAAGGGTTGCCGACTTTCCTTGCCAGATCTATCTCGGGATACTTCTGACTAAGCTTTTCCAGCAGCTCGGTATCCCAAGTAACTGAAGGCTTCCGATAAACCGCAATGTGCGTTGAGCCTTTAATGGTCTGCCCTCGTTCCAGAACGGCTTTTACAACCTCAACCTGAGCATCCTCTAATTCCTTTTGAGCTTCCCTTTCAAGTGGCTCAAATTCT